CTGAACCACATTATCTGGGCGAAGCCGTCCGGACGCTGGAACGGATGCAACAAGGAAAGCCTGCGGGCGTATTTCCCGGCAACAGAGCGCATTCTGTTTGCTGAACATTATCAGGGGCCCTACCAGCCCAAAAATGACGGCTATGTGGCACAGGGGCGCAAGCTTAAACAGCACGTCATGGCCCCGCTGATTTCTTACTTTCGTGATGCGCGTGAATCACTGGGAATAACGTCAAAACAGATAGCGGAAGCCACCGGAAAGAAAAATATGGCTTCGCACTGGTTTGGTGCCAGTCAGTGGCAGTTACCGAACGAAGCTGATTACAGAAAACTGCAGGCATTGTTTGCGCGTGTTGCAGCAGAAAAGCATCAGCGCGGGGAACTGGAAAAGCCACACCACCAGCTGGTCAGCACATACAGTGAACTGAACCGTCAATACGCCAGCCTGCTGGAGGAATACAAATCACTGCGGCGTTATTTTTCTGTATCGGCTGCTGTTCCGTATACGGATGTCTGGATGTATAAGCCTGTACAGTATTACCTCGGCAAACATCCCTGTGAAAAACCGGCGGAGATGTTGCGTCAGATAATTACCACCAGCAGTCGTCCGGGAGATCTGGTTGCAGATTTTTTCATGGGGTCGGGTTCGACGGTCAAAGCAGCGATGGCGCTGGGACGTCGTGCAATTGGCGTTGAGCTGGAGACCGGGCGTTTTGAGCAGACGGTGAGGGAAGTTCAGGATTTAGTCAGTCAGAACGGATGATATTGCAGAATTAGTTACGTACCGTTATTATCCTGCGCCCGGCCCTTTAGCTAAGTGGTGAGCGCGAGCGACTCATAATCGCCAGGTCGCTGGTTCAAATCCAGCAAGGGCCACCATAACATACCGCCATTAGCTCATCAGGAAGAGCAGACGACACGATAACAGGGTTGTTGGTGCGGGGTTCGAGTCCTGGATGGCGGTCCATTATCTGCATCATGCGTTGTTAGCTCAGTCGGACAGAGCAATTGCCTTCTAAGCAATCGGTCACTGGTTCGAATCCAGTACAACGCGCCACACTTATTTTCCCTGGCTCGCTTCTGCGGGCTTTTTTGTATCTGCGCCGGGTCTGGTACTGATTACCTTAACTAAAAGGAATATATGTATATGAAGTGTATATTGTTAAAGTGGATACTGTGTCTGTTACTGGGTTTTTCTTCGGTATCCTATTCCCAGGAGTTTACGATAGACTTTTCGACTCAACAAAGTTATGTATCTTCGTTAAATAGTATACGGACAGCGATATCGACCCCTCTTGAACATATATCTCAGGGAGCTACATCGGTATCCGTTATTAATCATACACCACCAGGAAGTTATATTTCCGTAGGTATACGAGGGCTTGATGTTTATCAGGAGCGTTTTGACCATCTTCGTCTGATTATTGAACGAAATAATTTATATGTGGCTGGATTTGTTAATACGACAACAAATACTTTCTACAGATTTTCAGATTTTGCACATATATCATTGCCCGGTGTGACAACTATTTCCATGACAACGGACAGCAGTTATACCACTCTGCAACGTGTCGCAGCGCTGGAACGTTCCGGAATGCAAATCAGTCGTCACTCACTGGTTTCATCATATCTGGCGTTAATGGAGTTCAGTGGTAATACAATGACCAGAGATGCATCAAGAGCAGTTCTGCGTTTTGTCACTGTCACAGCAGAAGCCTTACGGTTCAGGCAAATACAGAGAGAATTTCGTCTGGCACTGTCTGAAACTGCTCCTGTTTATACGATGACGCCGGAAGACGTGGACCTCACTCTGAACTGGGGGAGAATCAGCAATGTGCTTCCGGAGTATCGGGGAGAGGCTGGTGTCAGAGTGGGGAGAATATCCTTTAATAATATATCAGCGATACTTGGTACTGTGGCCGTTATACTGAATTGCCATCATCAGGGCGCGCGTTCTGTTCGCGCCGTGAATGAAGAGAGTCAACCAGAATGTCAGATAACTGGCGACAGGCCCGTTATAAAAATAAACAATACATTATGGGAAAGTAATACAGCAGCAGCGTTTCTGAACAGAAAGTCACAGTCTTTATATACAACTGGTGAATGAAAGGAGTTAAGAATGAAGAAGATGTTTATAGCGGTTTTATTTGCATTGGTTTCTGTTAATGCAATGGCGGCGGATTGTGCTAAAGGTAAAATTGAGTTTTCCAAGTATAATGAGGATAATACCTTTACTGTGAAGGTGTCAGGAAGAGAATACTGGACGAACAGATGGAATTTGCAGCCATTGTTACAAAGTGCTCAGCTGACAGGGATGACTGTAACAATCATATCTAATACCTGCAGTTCAGGCTCAGGCTTTGCCCAGGTGAAGTTTAACTGAGAATCTACGGTTTATTTATGCGCGTCTTTTGTTTCTGGACGCAGATATTATTAGTGTTGTGGATGCTGATTAAATTTGGTCAGTGTTTTCGTTAAAGTCATATAAACACAGGGGCGTTCACGCCCCTTTTGGGTCTGTAGTTGGGTGAAGATCATCACTTTACTTTGCTCAAATAACTCAGCACTTGCCGGTTTACCCTTAAGGTAATACCTACGTTCCATAAAAGAAGCATCAATTTCACCTGACACCTGATGTCGGTGCTTGCTGAGGGCGTGTTGGTGGTGCTGTGCTGGCCGTGCTCTGGCCTCTACTGCGCAAAACAAAATAGCACCGCATAAAAGGCATCTGCGGGTGCCTTTGACCGGGTGTTGTTTTTATGGGCCGCTGGTGGCCCTTTTTTATTTACAGGAGAAAAAGTATGTCTGAACCCTTGTCCGGTTCCGGCACGGCTGTGGCGCTCGGCGGGGCGACGGTATTCGGGCTGTTTACCGGAACGGATTTCGGGATTGTGTTTGGTGCGTTCGCCGGGGCGTTATTTGTGGCAACAATGCCGCAGGCGCTTTCAGCCTGGCGTGTGGCGGCGCATTTTCTGGTGTCGTTCATTATCGGCGTGCTGGGCGCAGAGGTTCTGGCATCCTGGCTGGTAAAGCACACAGGGTTTGACAGTGGGCCTGTTGATGCGCTGTGTGCAGTGCTGGTGGCAGTAGTGTCGGTGAAGATTCTGTCGTTCATTCACCAGCAGGATATCGCATCACTGGTGTCCGGTCTGTTCTCCCGCCTGCGGGGCGGAGGAGGCGGCAATGTTAAGTAACCTTCCCGGATTGCTGAATGTGGCGTTATGCGCGGTTATCGTGCTGACGCTCTTTTTTTATCGTCGTCGTGATTCCAGACATAAACCGCTGATGTCATGGCTGGCCTGGTTGCTGATGCTGCTGTATGCCTTTGCGCCCCTCAGCTATCTGTGTGGTCGCCCGTTAGCAACGGGCTGGCTGGAAGTGTTTTTTAATCTGCTGTTCTGCGTGCTGGTGATACGCGCGCGCGGGAACGTCACAAAAATCTTTCCATTATTGAGGTGAATATGTCGGGTAAATTCAGATTCAGTCGTCGCAGCGAAAAGAATCTGGAGGGCGTTAAACCACAGCTGGTTGCTGTCGTTCGCCGTGCGCTGGAGCTGACGGAGGTTGATTTCGGTATTACGGAAGGGCTGCGCACGAAAGAACGCCAGAAACAGCTGGTCGCGGAAGGGAAAAGCCAGACCATGAACAGCCGCCACCTGACCGGTGATGCGGTGGATGTTGTTGCCTGGGTTGGCAGCCAGGTGTCATGGGACTGGCCTCTGTACGAGAAAATCGCGCAGGCATTTAAGCAGGCTGCCGCAGAGCTGGGAACAGTCATCGAATGGGGCGGGGACTGGCGGACGCTTAAAGACGGCCCACATTTTCAATTGAAGCGATAGCTTGCAAAACATACAGGGCCGCCATGAGCGGCTTTTTTATTGCTCAAAAAACGAAAGAACGGAGGTACGTATGTACGCGCTGAAAAAAATCACGGTAACGGAAGATGGGCGCCAGGTTGAAGAAGTGCATGTTCTGGGGAATATGTATCGCCTGGAATTTTACCCGCGCAACACTCACCTTGCTGCCCAGGTGGAGTATTGCCTGGATGGAAATGTACCATGCATTTCGGTGGAAAAAACGGATGAGGCCTACATCACTACGCTGGCGGGTGACACGGTTCGTTGTATCTGTCGCGGTGACACTAAAGCCAGGAATGAAATAGCCAGATGCCGCACCCAGGGCGGTAAATAAAAAAACAAAACCCCGGCTGCTGGAACAGTCCGGGGTTTTTAGTTTTCACGTCAAAGAGGAAATTGTGAGTAGTGAGTACGGAGAAAATCCTCGTGGGAAAGTATAAAAGATTCTTTTTGAGGTTGTCCATTATGAAAGGTATTGAAGTGGAAACTCCCGCGAGCCTTGATTTGACAAGGGCTGCGGCCTTTGCAATTCGCCTTGTGGCGGTCGCTGTTCTGATTTGGGCTGTGCGTTGGTGGTGACATGAGCCGAAAACACTGGACACACAGAATACCGCGAGTGGCGGCGAAATGGGCACTGGTAGCGATACTGGTGCCTTTTTTATTGGTGGGATGCGTCAGCCTGGATAAGGCGCGCCAGCTTTTCGATACCGCGTCTCAGGTCTGTCAGCTTATTGATGGCGTTCGACGGTGTGTGCAGAACTGATCGTCTGTAAGAGCAGAATATTTTGCTGAAAAATGAAGGGTGCGCCACCGCCCGGTGCGGCGGCGGGATTAGATATCAGGAGACGATGATGGAAACAACAGAAAACAAACCGATTGTAATTGGTGCTGATGCTGCTCCGTTTAAGTTTGAGTTGTCTCAACTGGTGGAGATGCGCATCAGTGATGAATGGGGTGAGGTTAAAGCCCGCGCGCAGTATGCGGATGGCGAAAACCAGTACTTGATCCACTACAAAGCAGCTGATGGTCGCGCCACAACGGAGTGGTTTGGTGAGTCAATGCTGGAAGCAACGGAAGATGATCGCCATCCTGGCTGTCCGGTATTTGCTGGTATGAAATTGCCGGAAGGCGTGGTTGTTACTGAGTAACGGGCATTACAGCAGCCCTTCTGTGTGAGGGGCTGCGATAATGCCTGTTTTAAGGGGATTGCAACGTAATTACTGATTCCATACTAACTATTAAAATTGAGTGTCAATAGAGGTATTATTATGTCTCGTTTATGTTTTTCTGAGAGAATCAGTATTATGGTTACATACGATGATATCAAGGCCAAACGAGATGCTTTAAAAAAAACACAAAGTGAATATGTTCAAACAATCAGGCAGGCAGCGAAGCAGTTAATAGATAATTATAAAGCCTCACTGGATGTTTCTGGTAAGTTTTGGATAAATATTCTTGGTGAACAACAGGAATATGTGTATATAACACAAGGTGGAAATTATTGTGAGCCAGAAGATCTGATAGTAGAGCTTCATGCAGGGGTTCGTTTTTCCTTAGTGACAGTAATTGACGATGATCCAAGAGCATTTGTTTCGGTAAATAGCGATATTTCAATATATATCGAAAAAGAACATTTGACAGTATTTGTCGATGGATATGGAAGAAAAACATTCGATTATGTAGATTCTGAAAAGAAATTTAATGAAATAAGTGATTTCATCAAAGACAGTGTTCTCTTGTCTTTAGATAGATTAGATTTTATCAGTACTACTGAGTAATATGTTTATTTCATGTAAAACCCCGCTTTGCGGGGTTTTTATTGTTATCCCTAAACCACCTCCCAGGGAGGTGGTGATTGATTATCCGCAAAAAAATTTGTGGAAACTAAAGGTGGCAGGTTAATCACCGCACTGATTGACTGCAAGCCACAATACTCACGCATTAAAATTAGCGATCAGCATGTTCGCCTGATTCGTGAGAAACAGGCATTACAGTGATCCTTCAGTGAGGGGTTGCGATAATGCAACACAGGAATAAAAATCGGCAGGGAAATCCGTTAAAGATATGCCGGTGGCGAAAGGATGCCAATGGCTCCTAACCTAACTCGATGTTTCGTTGAAAGCAATAAATCATGTTGCTGGAATGTGAATGAATGTTGTTTCCATGATGCGTGTTATGTTATGCGCATCCGATATGCAAACCATTCCTATTTTCACGGGTCCTTTCCAGAACCTGAAATACCGGGGGTCTGGGGACGCGCAAAAACGCGCTATTTATGAAAATTTTCAGGGAAAAAGCAGATCCGTTCTTCTTCTGGCTAACCTGTTGTTTAATAGAGTTTTCTTAAAAAAAAGAAAGGATCTGGCAGCGGTGATTTTTCGCTGAAAAAAGCGTTTTGAGATCCTTTCTTCTTTTTGTGAGGAATATGTGCCGTGAAGGTTAACAAAAAGAAACTGGCGGAAATTTTTGAGTGCGATGTCAGAACAATCACTGGCTGGCAAAGTCAGGGGCTGAGAGTTTTGTCGGGGGGAGGCAAAGGTATCGAGACCATGTTCAATACTGCAGAAGCCATTGAGTGGTATGCGCAGCGGGAAAAAGATATCGAAAATGAAAAGCTCCGCAAAGAACTGGAAGATTCGCGTGCGGCTGCAGAATCAGATTTACAACCCGGCACCATTGACTATGAACGCTACCGGCTCACTAAAGCACAGGCTGACGCACAGGAGCTGAAAAATGCCCGCGAAGAAGGGCTGGTGCTGGAAACGGAATTGTTTACTTTCATTCTGCAACGTGTGGCTCAGGAGATTTCGGGAATACTTGTACGTGTGCCGCTGACATTACAGCGTAAATATCCGGATATTTCACCGTCACACCTTGATGTGGTGAAAACTGAAATCGCGAAAGCCTCCAATGTTGCAGCTAAAGCTGGTGAAAACGTGGGCAGGTGGATTGATGATTTCAGACGCACAGAAGGCAGCTAATGCAGCCGGTGCGATAGCCACAGGACTTTTATCTCTCAATATTCCGGTTCCACTGACGACAGTTCAGTGGGCTGATAAACATTATTATCTGCCGAAAGAATCTTCATATACCCCCGGGCAATGGGAAACCCTGCCGTTTCAGGTTGCCATTATGAACAGCATGGGAAATGACCGGATCCGCACCGTTAATCTGATTAAATCGGCGCGCGTTGGTTACACCAAAATGCTGTTGGGGGTGGAGGCTTATTTTATTGAGCATAAATCCCGTAACAGTCTGCTTTTTCAGCCAACAGATTCTGCTGCAGAAGATTTCATGAAATCTCATGTTGAGCCCACGATAAGGGATGTCCCTGCATTGCTGGAGCTGGCTCCATGGTTCGGAAGAAAGCACCGCGATAATACACTCACCCTGAAGCGTTTTTCCTCCGGTGTGGGTTTCTGGTGCCTTGGCGGCGCCGCTGCTAAAAACTACCGTGAAAAATCTGTGGATGTGGTCTGCTATGACGAACTCTCCTCGTTTGAACCGGATGTGGAAAAAGAAGGTTCGCCGACGCTGCTTGGCGATAAGCGTATCGAAGGCTCGGTATGGCCTAAATCCATACGTGGCTCAACGCCAAAAATTAAAGGCTCCTGCCAGATTGAGAAAGCCGCAAATGAATCAGCGCATTTCATGCGGTTTTATGTCCCTTGCCCTCATTGCGGGGAGGCCCAGTATCTGAAGTTTGGCGATGATGCGACGCCATTTGGCCTGAAATGGGAGAAGGGTAAACCGGAAACGGTGTATTACCTGTGTGAACATAATGGCTGTGTGATCCGGCAGTCGGAACTTGACCAGACCGACGGGCGCTGGATTTGTGACAATACCGGGATGTGGACGCGCGACGGCCTGGCATTTTACAGCGCCGGCGATGAGGAGATGCCACCGCCGCGCTCCGTCACTTTCCACATCTGGACGGCGTACAGTCCGTTCACCACCTGGGTACAGATTGTTTATGACTGGCTGGATGCGCTGAAGGATCCGAACGGTGTTAAGACGTTTATTAACACCACGCTCGGGGAGCCCTATGAAGAGGCCGTGGCAGAAAAACTGAGCTTTGAGTTGTTGCTGGAAAAAGTCTGCCACTATGGCGCGCAGGTTCCCCTGCGGGTGGTTTACCTGACCGCAGGGATCGACTCCCAGAAAGATCGCTATGAAATTTATGTCTGGGGCTGGGCTCCCGGCGAAGAAGCCTTTCTGATTGATAAGCAAATTATCATGGGGCGACCGGAAGACGAGGACACCCTTAAACGTGTTGATACGGTGATCCGGAAAAAATATCGTCATGCTGACGGTACTGAAATTTCCATTTCCCGTGTCTGCTGGGATACCGGTGGTATCGACCAGGACATTGTGTATCAGCGTTCCAGGAAACACGGCACTTTTTTTGTGCTTCCCATAAAGGGGGCATCGGTGTACGGCAAGCCGGTGATCACCATGCCCAAAAAGCGCAACCAGCGTGGTGTGTTTTTGTGTGAGGTGGGCTCCGATACCGTCAAGGAAATGCTGTACGCCCGTTTTGCCCTGCCGGTGGTCTCTGCCAGTGAAGCCGCCCCGTATACCTTCCGTTTTCCGGATAACCCCGACATTTTTTCGGAAGAAGAGGCGCGTCAGATCGTGGCGGAAGAGCTGGTGGAGAAGGTGGTTAATGGCAGGGTGAAACTGCTGTGGGATAAAAAAGGGCGACGCAACGAAGCCCTCGACTGCCTGGTATATGCCTATGCTGCCCTGCGTATTTCAGTTCAGCGGTGGCAGCTGGATCTTGAAGCACTGGCCCGTGCCAGAAGAGATGAGCAGGACGACGATGAGATGAGTCTGGAAGAAATCGCGGCTGCACTGAGTGGAGGATAAAGAATGGTTTATACGCATGAAATGCTTTGTGATGCCCGCCGGGCATTACATGAACTGATGATCGGACGTGCTGTGGTTTCCGTCAGCAAGGACGGGCGTCAGGTTCAGTATTCGCGGGCGACGATTGGTGAACTGCGTCAGTATATTGAAGAGCTGGAAAGTGCGCTGGGCGTATCCGGACGGCGTCGCGGCCCGGCAGGAGTGGGGCTGTGAACGGGGAACTGGTGGACCTTCACGGGCAGCCACTGCGGCAGAGTATGGGGTATTCCGGAGGGGGTACCGGATTTGGCGGGCAGCTTGCGGAATGGATGCCTGCACCGGAAAGTGCCGATGTGGCGCTCTTACCTTCCATTCAGCTGGGTAACGCCCGTGCGGATGATCTGGTCCGTAACAACGGTATTGCCGCAAATGCAGTGGAAATTCATAAAGACCATATCGTCGGGCACATGTTTCGTCTGAGCTACCGGCCCAACTGGCGCTGGCTGGGGATGTCGGAAGCTGATTCGCATGCTTTTATTGAAGATGTGGAGGCGGCGTGGATGGAATTCTGCGATCCTGTGTTTGGTTCGATGGATGTGGAGGGGCGTCGCTCGTTTACCGAATTTATTCGTGAAGGGGTGGGCGTTCATACGTTTAACGGTGAAATTTTTGTCCAGCCCGTATGGGATACGGAATCCACGTCATTATTCCGGACGAAATTCAAGACCATCAGCCCGAAACGTGTCAGTACACCCGGTTATGGTACCGGCGATCGTTTTATGCGTGCCGGGGTGGAAATCAACCGGTACGGAAAAGCACTGGCCTACCATGTTCAGGAAGATGACTGGCCCGGTTACGGTGTCAGCAACTGGACGCGGATTGCGGCGACGCTGCCCTCCGGACGACCGGGAATGATCCATGTGTTTCAGCCGCAGGAGGACGGGCAGACGCGCGGGGCCAACCAGTTTTATTCTGTCATGGAGCGTCTCAAGATGCTCGACACGCTGCAGGCCACGCAACTGCAGTCGGCGGTGGTGCGGGCGATGTATGCCGCGACGATTGAATCCACGCTGGATTCGGAAAAAGCATTTGAATATATCGCCGGGGTGGGAGATGGCGGTAAAAATCCCCTGAACACCATCATGAAAGGCTACGCGCGTTATTACGCCACCAATACGGTAAAGCTGGGCGGGGTCCGTATTCCGCATCTTTATCCGGGGGATTCACTGAATCTGCAGACAGCGCAGAATGCAGATAATGGTTTCTCTGAACTGGAAAAGGCGCTGTTACGTTACATCGCTGCCGGACTGGGGGTGTCCTATGAACAGCTTTCCCGTGATTATTCACAGGTCAGTTATTCCAGTGCCAGGGCATCCGCCAATGAGTCGTGGCGGTATTTTATGGGCAAACGAAAATTTGTGGCCAGCCGGCTGGCATCACAGATGTTTGCCTGCTGGCTGGAGGAAGCTCTTATTCGCGGTGTGATCCGCCCGCCGAAATCCCGTTTTTCATTCTGGGAGGCCCGTTCCGGATGGTGTCGTGCCGAGTGGATTGGTGCCGGTCGCATGGCGATTGATGGCCTTAAGGAAGTGCAGGAAGCGGTGATGCGTATTGAAGGTGGTTTAAGCACGTACGAGAAAGAGCTGGCCCTGATGGGCGATGACTATCAGGAGATTTTCCGCCAGCAACTGCGTGAAAGCCAGGAGCGACAGGCAGCGGGTCTTCCCCGCCCCATCTGGATAAAGGACACGTTTCAGCAGCAGATCCGACAGACAACGGGAGAAAAAGTCGATGCGTCGTAATTTATCGCATATTGCCGCCATGGCATTTAATGAACCGCTTTTACTGGAACCCGCCTATGCGCGGGTTTTCTTTTGCGCGCTGGGTAAAGAGATGGGAGCCGGCAGCCTTGCTGTTCCTCAGCAGGCTGTTCAGCTTGATGCTGATGGTATGCAACTGGCTGTGACTGACTATATGGCGGGCGGTCAGCGTCCGACAAAGAGTTACCAGGTGAAGAATGGCATCGCCATTCTGCCGGTGAGCGGCACGCTGGTGCATAAACTGGGTACCCTGCGGCCTTACTCCGGCATGACTGGCTATGACGGCCTGACGGCCCGCCTTCAGATGGCGGTGAATGATCCGGATGTGCGCGGCATTTTGCTGGATATCGACAGCCCGGGCGGTCAGGCTGCCGGGGCGTTTGACTGCGCTGACATGATTTACCGTCTGCGGGAACAGAAGCCCGTGTGGGCGCTGTGTAATGACATGGCCTGTTCAGCCGCCATGTTGCTGGCGGCAGCCTGTACCCGTCGGCTGGTCACGCAGACGGCAAAAATTGGTTCGATTGGCGTGATGATGGCGCACGCCAGTTACGAGAAACAACTGGCACAGGAAGGGGTGGACATCACGCTGATTTACTCCGGGCAGCACAAGGTTGATGGCAACAGTATTCAGGCATTGCCGGCAGGTGTGCGTGCAGATTTTCAGCGCCGTATTGATGAGGCCCGCCGGATGTTTGTCGACAAGGTGGCGCTTTATACGGGGCTGAGTTCAGAGGCGGTGATGAATACCGAGGCTGCCGTTTATGACGGTCAGGCAGGCATTGATGCAGGTCTGGCTGATCAACTGATTAATGCTGCAGATGCCGTTGAAGTGATGGTTTCTGCACTGAATGACTCTGTTACGAAGGAGAATGCAATGACTGTTAAAAATCTCACCGTTGCTGAAGCGGTGGCCCAGGAAAATCAGCGCGTGATGGGGATCCTGAATTGTCAGGAGGCGAAAGGGCGCGAGCAACTGGCGCAAATGCTGGCAGGTCAGCCTGGAATGACGGTAGAGCAGGCGAAAGCGTTCCTGGCTGCTGTGCCTGCTGCCAGTGTAGCAAATACAGGTGATCAGATTATGGGGCTGCCGGAAGCAAAGGGGCGTGAGCAACTGGCACAGATGCTGGCAGGTCAACCGGGGATGACGGTGGAGCAGGCGAAAGCGTTTCTGGCGGCAGCCCCTGCTGCCGGTGCTGCAGGCACAGGCGATCAGATTATGGCGTTACCGGAAGCAAAAGGGCGTGAACAACTCGCGCAGGCGCTGGCTGAACAGCCGGGAATGACCGTTGATCAGGCCAAAACGTTACTGGCGGCGGCACCGGTTGCGGGTTCTGCAAGTGTCGGTGATCAGATTATGGCGCTGCCGGAGGCGAAAGGGCGCGAGCAACTTGCACAGGCACTGACAGAACAGCCAGGAATGACGGTGGCGCAGGCGAAAACGCTGCTGGCAGCCGCGCCGGCGGCATCGCAACCGTCACAGGAAACACTTTTTGATCGCTTTATGGCACAGCATGCTGCCAGTGCGGTTTCCGGTGGCGGAACTGCCGGGCGCGGGGAGGAAGACCTGCTGATGAGTATGCCGTAAGCGATATCCGGAATTCAGATAAATCAGGAGACTGAAAAAATGATTAAAACCACCACGGAAAAGCGTGCAGATGTGCGCATTTTTGCCGGAAGCGATCCGGCGCATACCGCAACAGCCACCAGTGGTATCAGTGCCGCCACACCTGCACTGACGCCACTGATGGTGGATGACGCCACCGGAAAACTGGTTGTCTGGGATGGTCAGAAAGCCGGAACGGCTGTGGGGGTGCTGGCTCTGGCGCTTGCCGGAACAGAACCCACGCTGACGTATTACAAAAGCGGTACGTTTGCCACTGAGTCGCTGGTCTGGCCTGGTTCGGTGGATGCGGTGAAAAAAGCCAACGCATTTGTGGGAAGTGCCATCAGCCACGCCTGATGGTGAAGTGATTAACTGAAAAACGGGTCGCGATGCGGCCCGTTTGTGTTTCTGAAGGAAAATAAATTATGGGGTTATTTACCACGCGTCAGTTACTCGGGTACACCGAGCAGAAAGTGAAATTTCGTGCGCTGTTTCTGGAGCTGTTCTTTCGTCGCACGATCACTTTCCATACTCAGGAAGTCATGCTGGATAAAATTACCGGCAAAACACCGGTTGCGGCGTATGTGTCTCCGGTGGTGTCAGGCAAAGTGCTGCGCAGCCGTGGTGGTGAAACCCGTGTGTTACGTCCCGGTTATGTAAAACCAAAACACCGCTTTGATTATCAGCAGGCAGTGGAACGTCTTCCGGGAGAAGATCCGGCCCGCCTTAATGACCCGGCTTACCGCCGTCTGCGTATTCTGACGGACAACCTGAAACAGGAAGAGCAGGCGATTGTGCAGGTGGAAGAAATGCAGGCGGTCAGTGCCGTTCTGCAGGGTAAATACACCATGAGTGGCGAGCAGTTTGAGACGGTGGAAGTGGATTTTGGGCGTTCTGTCGCCAATAACATTACGCAGGCTGGCGGACGCGAATGGTCACAGCAGAATGCTGACACCTTCGATCCGACGCATGATCTGGATGCGTACTGCGATTTCGCTTCCGGCACCATCAATATCGCGATTATGGACGGCACGGTCTGGCGTATGCTGAACGGTTTTAAACTGTTCCGTGAAAAACTGGATACCCGCCGTGGCTCCAAATCTGAGCTGGAAACGGCACTGAAAGATCTGGGCTCCGTGGTTTCCTTTAAAGGCCATTACGGCGATCTGGCCATTGTGGTGGCGAAGACAACGTATGTTGACGAAAACGGGGATGAACAGCGTTATCTGCCGGAAGGTACACTGATTCTGGGGAACACTCAGGCGGAAGGCGTCCGTTGTTATGGTGCCATTCAGGATAATCAGGCACTGAGTGAAGGGATCACCTCTGCGATTCGTTATCCGAAACACTGGGAGGAAGTGGGGGATCCTGGTTGCGAATATACCATGACGCAGTCTGCGCCGTTGATGGTGCTGCCGGATCCGGATGCGTTTGTGGTGGTTCAGGTGAAATAAGGTCAGGCGGGATATTCCCGCCTTTTTCTTTAGCGCACGGGAGAGATGTGATGACAAAAGAGCAGATGACTGAACGTTTGCAGGAACTGGCAGTGATTCTGGGGCGTGAAGCAGATATTTCAGGTTCAAAAGCCGATCTCGAGCAGCGTCTGGCGGAATGGGAGGAGGAGGCCGCCGGATTCGATGGGGAGGAGACGGGGAAGGAAGAGGTGGGCAACGATGCATCCGGCGACGGAATGCATTCTGAGCAGGGACTCGCCCGGGTGCGTATGCTGAAAACGGCGCATATGCCAGCCTGTGATGCTGTGACGGGAAAAATGTTGATGTTTGCCCGGGCCTCCAGTGTTGTGCTGGTTAATGAAGCCACAGTTCCCGCGTTGCTGGCAGACGGTCTGGCAGAAAAAATCCGGGAGTGATGATGTTCGATAATCTGTTCGATCAGGCCATGAGTGATGCGGATGACATCATCCTGGATACGATGGGGACGGAAATCAGCATATATCCGGGCGGCACGGAAAGAAAAATCCGTGCCGTTTTTGATGCCCCGGCAGATAACACCGGGATGAACACTGGCAGCGGCGAAATTCGTGATACTGCGCCCGTGTTATTTACCCGGAGCGCATGGGCCGCCGGTCTGAAAAAATATGACAGGGTCATGATCCACGGCGAACCCTATCAGGTAGTCGATCCCGGCTGGGATGAGTCAGGCACTGCGGGTCAGGGGGTGATTACCATCACCCTTGCGCGTGGAGAGCCCGGGAGAAATACACCTGCTGCACCGGAACGACCGAGTAAACGTTATGGCAGTCAGAGAGCATGAACGAAGCAGTGCCCGGCAGCGACGGCTGGCACGAAACCTCGTCGTCGATATTGATGAAGATGAGGTGCTGAAAATTATCGCTAAACTGGGTGGGTCAAAAAGTCAGATCCGTAAAGCCTGGGGCGTGGCGCTGAAAAGAGCCGCGTCTGCACTGCGGATGAAGGCTATGGCAGAGTTTAAAAAACAGGTTGCCCCACGCAGTCAGAAAATGATCAAAAAGCGTGTTCTGCATAATTTTATCATTCGTCGTAACGGTGATGAGTTTGATGAGGCGAAGGTATGGTTCGGTCTGAACGCCATCAAAGTACGCGATCTGCGCGGACGCATCAGTGGGGGACGACGCGGCGAACGCCATCAGTTGCGCGATGAGCGGGGGCGTTTTGCACCAGCTTCCCACCGGAGGAAGGCACGGGAGATCCGTTTTAAACCTGCCGGGGAATCCCTGTCTGTCAGCACCTGGTCAACGGATGATGCCTTTATCAACCAGTTCGAAGCGGAAAATCGTAACGGACGTATATCAAAAAGGAAAACGATACTGATCCGACAGACATCCGGACGACGGAGGGTGCGTGAAGCGGAAATTGATATTTATGAAGCCATGCTGAACCGTATAGAGGATTTTGTTTTTCCGGATGCGGAAGTACTGATCCTGAAAAATTTTGAGCATGAACTGAAATTCCGGGTATTTAAGGGGCTGGAGTGATGGAACCATTGATGATGGGCGCCTGGCATCAGGCGGTGATTGACAGTCTGAAACAAATTCCCTGGGTGGAAGATGCCGATGAGTACCCGGAAAAAGTGACGCAACTGGTGACGCCTGCTGTGTTTGTGGATGTACCGGGCTGGGACAAGGCTCATTTTGCCGACGGGCAAACGCGGGTCACGCTGAAATGTGATCTGTTTGTGGTGACAGACCGGGCCGGGAAGACGGAAAACGTGCCAAAACCGCAGATTTTTGCCCGTTGTCTCGCGATGGATTTATCTGACTGGATTGAGGGAGCCACGTTCGGGCTGGATAACGTTGATCCGGCGGTTTTTATCGATGCTGAGGTGGATACCTTCGACCGGCTGCTGGACGACTACATCGTTTTCCGTGTCTCTTTTGAACAGGACATTCCGGTCGGCGAAGATCCGTTTGCGGTTCCGGCAGGTGCGCCGTTACAGGAAGTCTGGCTGGGTAAAGTACCGGAAACCGGCAAGAGACATGAGCAGGATTATCGTCTTATCTGGAAATCGGAGGGCACCGGTGATGAGTCTGGCGGATGAAGTGGCAGAGTTACGCCGCAGGGTGGCTGACATGGTTCGGCGCGGTGTGGTGGAAGAGGTGATCCCGGGTAGTCCGGTGATGGTTCGGGTGGATATCGGGGATGTGCTTTCGCCTCCGTTGCCCTGGATTCAGGTACAGTCCGGGCGCTACATGCAGGTCAGTAATTATCCGTCCCCCGGAGATGCCGTTACAGTGATATCGGAGGCGGGCGATCTGCGTAACGGTCGGGTGTATCCGGGGCCCAATATTGACGCCATTCCTGTCCCTGAGGGCAGTGAATACGAACATGTTATTTTGTTTGATACCGGAACGGAAATCCGTTACGACCGTCAGGCTAATGTCCTGTCCATCACGCTGGCTGAAGGCGGCAGCTATAAAATTACAGGCAGGGGAACCCTGGACGGTCCGGTAGAAATCACAGATACCCTGACCGTACAGGGTAAAGCAACCATGAATGCTGAGGCGGTGGTTAAGGCGGATCTGATGGTCGGTGGTGAGGTTTCTGATTATCACGGAACGATGAGTCAAATCAGAATTGTCTATAACGGTCACAATCACCGGGGCGACAGTGGTGGCAGCACCGGACAGCCTGGTCAGCAAATGTAATCTCCTTTCAGTTCTTTTTCCGGAATAAACAACATGATTGGTATTGATTCAGCCACCGGCAGATATCTGCACGGTAACGAACATCTGCGCCAGTCCGTCACTGATATTTTGTCAACACCGGTCGGCAGCCGGGTCCTGCTCAGGGAATACGGCAGCAGACTTTTCAGTCTGCTTGATAACCCACAGGATGATTTCACGCGGGTGAGAATTGTTCGTGAAACGGTAACCGCCCTTGAACGCTGGGAACCCCGTCTGACTCTCCGGCGGGTGGAAGTGACGTGGACAGGAGAAGGAAGCGCGTGGCTGACGCTTGTCGGGGTGAACAACGAAACTCAGGAAACGATTCGACTCGAGGAGATAAAAATTGGCAACGTCTCAGGCAATTATTGATCTGTCCGCGATACCGGTACCGGATGCGGTGGAGGTGCCGGACACCGCTGTGCTGGTCACTCAGATAGTGGCGAAGTATCAGGAGCTGGATACGTTGTTTTCGGCTCTGGTGGAATCTGATCCCGCGTATAAATGGGCAGAGGCGCTGGCTTTCCGGGTGGCGCTGATGCGCCAGCAGGTCAATGATGCTGTCCGGGGTGTACTGCTTGCGAGCGCCCGAAGGAACGACCTGGATCAGATTGGTGCGAATTTTCAGGTACAGCGTCTGGTGATTACCCCGGCAGACGACAGCACCGTTCCGCCCACGCCGGCGGTGTATGAAGATGATGACGCTTTTCGCGAACGTATCCAGTTGTCATGGGCACGGCTCAGCACCGCCGGCGCGAAAAATGCGTATCACTATTTTGCACAAAGTGCTGATCCTGATGTGCTGGATGTGAAGGCTTACGGGCCGGAAACACATTCGCAGGAAGGCCGGGTTTTTCTTTATGTGTTATCCCGGTCCGGAAATGGCACTGCATCACAACCTCTGCTGGATAAGGTGGCAGCATCAGTCTGTGATGATGAAACCCGTCCCCTGACGGATTTTGTCAGTGTCCGGGCGGCAGAAATTATTCCCTACGATGTGGTGGCGGATATTCATATTCCCTACGGACTGGATGGTGAACTGGTTATGGCAAATGCCCGCAAGGCGCTGCAGTCATACACTGACAGTGTCCACCGGATTGGCTCGGTGGCATCCCGTTCTGGCATGGATGGTGCCCTTCACCAGACCGGGGTGATTACGGTGAATCTGACCTCTCCGGGCAGTGATATCGTTCCTGCGATGGGGCAGGCACCGTGGTGTCGCTCAGTCACACTGAACAAGGTGGAGACAACCGATGAATGACAAAATCAGAAGCATACTTCCTGTCAGCGCCAGCCGGGCAGAGCGGGTGGTGGACTGTGTCGCCGGAGATATGCTGTCAGAAATAGCGGTCTGCCTGATCCGCTATGTGAAAAATCCCGATTTATGTCCTGCTGAATTGCTGCCATGGCTGGCCTGGGAAATGGCGGTGGACACCTGGAATGAACACTGGACGGAGGCGGAAAAACGGTCTGCGATAAAACGTGCTGCTTACATCCACCGCCACAGAGGGACTAAAGCGGCGCTGATGGCATCGCTGGCTGACAGTCCCTTCCGGTCGCAGATTGTTGAGTGGTATGAGCAGACCCCACCCGGGGAGCCGTATACCTTTCGTCTGAACGTGGAGCAGAAGGATTTACCGGTGCTGATGAATGATCATCAGGATCTGAAGCATGCGGTGCTCCGTGCCAAAAATCTGCGCAGCTGGTTCAGTATTCACGTTTACGGGAACAGCACAGGGCGTGGATTTGGTTACGGCTATGTGATGGCGACAGAAAAAATCAGAAGTACCGGTGTGACAACAAAGACAGTGCCCACAGGCGGGCAGAGTGAGGCAGGTGTATGAATGGATTGATTCTGACAACGTCCGGCGCTGCAGAAATTGAAGCAGCATATCAGAACGGGCAAACCGTGACCGTCCGGCATGTTCTGCTTGGTGACGGGGGCGGGCGGGCATTGCCCTCCACGCCGGATGAAATGGCAGCAATGACATCGTTGTACGGCGAATTCGGGCAGGAACCCTTTTCCGACGGTGCGGTGGAGGAGGGCTTCATCAGCGGGGATATTGTGATTGACTGTAAATCATACCCCGGTAAAACCCTTCGTGAACTGGGGATGATCAGCGACAGAGGTACGCTTATCGCGTACGGACGTTATCCCGACACCTTTTTACCAGACCAGACGGACTCCGTTATCAAGGAAGTTATTCTGACGCTGGTTCTTGGGCTGACGCACGCACAAAACGTGGTGCTGGAAGTTGATCCGGACAGGGCCATTATTACTCAGGAAATCGGAGACAGACGCTATCTGCAACGAAAAAAGAATCTTTCGGATGTGGAAGACAAGGATGAGGCTGTTGAAAACCTCGGATTAAAACCTACAGTGGATAAGGCAAAAAATGC